TGTGCCTCCCCGTGTACGTGATACGACATCATTGGCTGACGCGGCACCCACATCAGAGAATGTCAGTTCGTCCTTTTCTGCAAGTTTGCCCAACCCCATATTTTTTCGACCTTGAGACTTATCGTTCACGCCCGCAAGATTGTCGGCGGCACGTAAATACTGGTTGTGAGGATCTGTCGCAGCGACGTGGTCAGACAGTAACTTATCGGCATACTGCCTAACCTCAATTGCTTTGTCGTCTGCATATTCCCGCGTTGCCAATACTACGGATGGGTCGATTTTTAGCGTGACCGCTTCGGTGCTACTGACAATCAGTACCATGCGCACCGTCTGTGTGCGACCACTGCCCTCCTGCAACTGCGGCTTGTAGGTCTCCGGGCAGTTGGCAATGGCGATAAGAATACCTTCTTTATCAAACAGGCCAATTTCACGTATCCACCAACCGCCGTCCGTTTCAGGAATAACCTGTTCCGCGATAATTTGACTGCTGTTGACCTCATCAATACTTAACGAATTCAGGGCAGCATGGCGCTTTTCGCCAATAAGCTGAGTCTGTGCCGGGTTCGGCGTGGGGAGCACACCGCCACCGTCCCCAACCGCCATGTGTGTAATCTGTAACTGGGTACCGAGGGCTGTTGCATTCGCCAGTTTGGCCGCCCCCAGATTGGTCATTAAGGCATAAAATTTAGCGGTCATAGGCTCACTCTCATTTCATCAATCAAATGTACAACACCGGCGGTATAGCATTGGCCGGTCACGGTAATCACTTCGGGTAAATAGGGGTAAATAGTTAATTCGTCACCGTCATAGCTGGCGACACTCACAGGGATCGCGCCATTGACATCCAGATTAATAGACAGACCAACTAAGTGACGGCTACACGGTTTGGCATCATCTATCAGCCGCTCAAGCTCAAAATACATTTCATCGGTAATGCCGGTTTCCAATACGCCAACGTCCAGGCGAAAAGTGCCGGGTGTTTCGTTGGTCTTCCACCACTCAATCACGCGGATCAGATAGCCGAGCGGCTCCACAACGCGGCGAATAGCGCCAATAGTGCCTTTGTGTTTATGGACGACGTACGATGCGTTAACCACCGCGCGCTTGGTCGCTTCCGGCCAAAGCTCATCCCAGCGATCCACTGACCACGCCCAGGCCAGATAAGGCAGCAATTCCAACGGACAGGTGTCGGCATTCCACAATTTGCGCAGCGGTACATCAATGTCAGCCATGCGCGCACAGGCTTGTGCGGCGGCGATCTCAAGTGGGGTAGAGCCAACCGGTAATAAGCGTTTATTCATCTGAGCCGCCCGCCGTCAAGGTATAACCAATGCAGTGAGCGGCTTGCGTTTTGTCTAATACCACATCAATCAGCGGCGCGATCAGCTCCACCCGCTGCACACCTTCAACATGCAGCGCAGCATAAATAGCTGACAGACGAATATCACGCCCTAAGCGGCGCTGGGTGCTGATATAGCTTTGTAATCGGGCTTCGGCTGCGGCGCGGATCGGCTCAGCTTCCGGCCCCGGATAAAAATAGAGCGTGGCGTCAATCTGATACTCCACGATGGTGGCAGAATTGACGGTTAAGCGGTCAGCTACCGGGCGCACGTTCTCATCGTTTAGTGCCGAGAAAACCTTATCCAATAAATACTGTGCCGCTGTACCATTTCCCTCACGTGAAAGCACGGTGACGGTAACGCAAGCGGGGGATGGGCTAATGGCGGAGGCGTCAGCAATCCGGCCATCGGCACTGCGGGCATGATACTCATACGCACCGGTTGGCCCGGCGACGCTCAAGCCCTCAAAGGCTTGCGGGATGCGTACCCGGAAATCGTCGTCAGACTCCATCGCGGCGGCAGTGGGCGGGATGGCGTCTGGATTGGCTGCGGTGATGGTCAGTCGCTCAATGCCATTGTTTGCGCCGAGGTGGTCCAAATCACTGCCATTTGCGTAGGCCACCATCACCGCTTGTGCCCCTTCATTCACTCGCTGGCGCAACAGCAACTCGCGGTAAGCGGTTTCTTGCAATAACTTCACGATGGGTTCAGATTCAAATGACAGCGTTAATCTCACTGCGGCTTGCTGCTCTGACGGATATAAGGCAATAAAATCCTCTTTACGCAATGCAAGCAGGCTTTCAAAATCCAGTGATTCAATCACCCGTGGTGCCGGTAACTGACTTAAGTCGATGGTCGGCATTATTGACCCCCTATTAGCACAGCCAAACTCAACCGGCTGTCGCTGTCGGTGCGGCTCCCGGTTAAATCAACAATCATCTTGCCGTTGCTCAGCGTGGTAATACTGATGGCATTCAGCGTAACGCGCGGCTCCCAACGCATCACAGCGCCATAAACAGCGGCCATCATTTTTAGACGTAAGGCGGGATTTTGCGGCTGGTCGATCAAGGTTGATAACAGTGAGCCATAATCGCGGCGCATCACCCGCGTGCCTTGTGGTGTGGCCAGAATGTCACTGATTGACTGGCGAATATGGTCAATATCGTCGATCTGCAAGCCGCTGTTACGGTTCATGCCGCTATATTTATAGGTTGTCATTTTGTCCCTGTCGTATCAGCGCCACCGCGCTCAACACCGCCGTGGCTGTGGTTATCAACGATCACGCCATTAGATGAAAACTGACCGCCGGAATGCCTGATGTCGCCGCTCATCTGGCCGCCGCTTTTCACATTTAAGGTGGCCGTCGTCAGGTTGTTGGTGCATTCCACTTCGGGTGTGTCCAGTGTGATTTTGACCGAGGCGGTACAGGTAATGTTGGGGGCGGTAGCATGGATCGATTCGCCAGCCTCAATCACCGCTGTTGCTATTCCGGTTACGGCCAGGTGACTGGTTTCCGGCTCATACTCAAATCGCGCACCATCAGGAAAGGTGATCACCATGCCATCCGCCGATTGTGACGGCGCGGGATTGGCATCAGAGAAAACAGCGGGCAGCACAAAACCGGTGGTGAGCTCACCACCGATACTGATCACCATGACTTGCTCACCCAGCGATGGCGCAGACCAAAAACGCACCCGCCCGGCGCGCAGGGTTAACCAATTAAGCCAATTGGTTTTCAGGTTGCCCATTTTGACCCGGCATAATCCGTTAGCAAGATCGACGTCTGAGACGATGCCAATACGGATAATGTTAGCCAACAGGCGTTTAAGGCCAGCAATAAGGATATTCATGCGGCCAGTGTGCCGCCTACGGGCGCGCGCGGCATGTGATGGGTTTTGTGTGAGGGATGGCACAAGAAATTAATGGATTCAATAAATGTGATAACCTTTATTTACAGCCTAAAAGGCTAATAAAGGGGTGAGCAATCGCGCATTATGTAATTCGGCAGGTGAAAATAATAATTAAATCCTGTAATGTCTAATGGTTACACTATTTGAATTATTAAAAGGATTTTTAAAATGGCCAACTCTATTTATTTAACGTTGCAAGGTGCGAAACAAGGTTTAATATCCGCTGGCTGCGGTTCATTAGATTCTATTGGCAATAAGTCGCAATCAACACATCAGGATCAAATCTTCATTCATGCATTGCAACATATGATATCTCGTGCTCAAAACTCCCACCATCATCCAATAGTTTTTAGAAAACCCATTGATAAATCATCGCCTTTGCTGGGTATCTCTATCTCTGAAAATGAAAGCCTTGAGTGTCTTTTCGATTTTTATCGAACGAACAGTGAGGGTTCTCAGGAGAAGTATTACACTATCAAACTGACTAATGCAGCACTGACTAATATCCATATAGATTATCCTCATTCATTGACTCATGCCGGCATGCAACCGGAAGAGCATGTATCAGTTCGTTATGAAAGTATTATCTGGCAGCACCATGTCGCTGGAACATCAGGTTATAGCATTTGGAATGACCGCGTTTTATAAGGATTATCTTATGAATGAGATTAATGCTATATCCACCAAAATAATAGACTCTTTTGAGCCTAAAAGTACTTCTGGCAGTATATTATCTGGAATAATGTCAGTTCCGGAAGATATGTATTATCTGGCATATGGATTTCTGGATACCGAACATAGAAGCGAAAACGCTAATGATTATTATCGACTAGCGACCTTCATAAAAGAGGGTGATATCGACAGTGCGATAGTGAATTTGGTAGAGGCTATTGCCAGAGATTTTATTGAGAGGCTTCCAGAGGATAAGAAAGACGCGTTGTTAAATAGTATCTATGCGAAAACTGGTGCGCGTTTTGCTACCACAACAACGCTCATGTATTTGTTAACTTCGCAGATGAATAGTTCAATAGCGAGATACCCTAAGTTAAAAGCGTCTTTGAGAATTCTTCGTGGTGCGGCAATTAATTCAATATTGACTATCGGTGCATTGGCTCACCGTTCAGCCTATGATTCCAGAGAGTTGAGAGAGAAAAACCCAAGGTTGTATTGGCGGTTACGTTCTATGGGTGATCTGGATATATTGTATTTTTTAATCAAAGATCATGTGTCTGGCTACGTTGATGCGAGCAGTATACAAGAGCAGGGGCGAGATGAAGATTACAGGAGGGTTATAGATAATGTCATCAACCAGCTCAACAGTTAAAAAAATCATAGTCGGTTTTTTATATTATCTTTCTTACATGGTGGCTAATGCTATTGCGTTAGTTGCGTTAATATTAATGGTCGCGTCATTTTTCTATTTTGATCGTTGGTACATTGCCATATTAGCTTGTATCGGTATTTTTGGCGTTTACCATTTTATATTGTATCTGTTCCCGCAAAAGCCAGATTAATGGCTAGTTAGCAAGCCACTCCAACGCCAGATCCCCAATCCACTCACTATCGCCGTCAGTAAAGCCTAACAACTGGCGGCGTTCGTATTTCACTGTTGGCCCGTTCTTTGTAACTTTATCCCGCAAACCGTAATGATGGACTCTAACCATATTATTGACCTTGCCGCTGAACGCAACAGCGGCCTCGTCGGCGGTGGATTCGTTTTTGATATAACGAGCGGTGCGCAGTTTGGTAAACATCTTGCGTTTGATGCGGCCTTGCTTATCGCGGCGCTTTTTCTTACGCGGAACAAAGGGTGAGCCATCCGGGTTCTGTTGCGCCTGAATGTGCTTTTGTTGGCGTCGCCGTAGTTCTTTAGCGACCTGACGCATAAACGCGCCGCGCGCCTGTGGGGCCAATTGTGCCAATAATGCTGATAAGGTCTGATCTAGCTCATGCAAGTTATTCACGTTACCCACTCCGCGACAGTTTTACCCTCAATATCAATTTGATAGCTATTGATAAAATGCTCTGGTGGCACCGGTTCCTCAAGATGAGTCACGCTTAATTTGCCATTTTTCTCTTTAACGATCACCCGTTCGGTGAGCTTGATATCAATGCTGATATCGCGCACTTTGTTATCCAGATAATCAACTTCAAAAGTAAAACTGTCCTGACGTTTGTCGGGGTTCGCCATAATATCTGGCTGATGAGTGCGCAACCAATGCAAGACCGGGACAATGACCAGATCCATATCACTGGCGTAATCAGTCACCACCAGATTTAAGGTGTACTGATACTCAAAAGAGAGTGACGGCGCCAGCGTGGCAATAATCGCGCCTTTATCAATAAAGACATGCAAGCAGTCTGGATTTTGCTTGATATACGGCACCGCCTTTAAAATGGCGGTACGCAGCGAATCAGGCTTTAGCATCAGCGGCCCCTTGCTGGCAAATAAAGACGGTATCGACCTGTGCCGCGCAAGCGTGCAATGCGGCCTCAAGGCGATCAATATCGTCGTTTAAATCACCGTTAGTTTGCGGCCCTGCTGCCGGAAACTGGCACTGCGCCACTCTCGGACAGCCATTGACGGTAATCAGCCCTTTAAGTGCATTGATAGTATTAATATGAGTAGACATATATTTTGCCTTATTTTAGATAATAGAATGCCCGGCACGATAAATGCGCCATTTTTAATAACTCGCTAAAACGTTATTTCTTTATAATAAGTCTTTCGGGATTGAATTTAAATCAACCCATAAATCCAACGCCGCTTTACGCACTGCTTTTCTTTCGTGATATTCCAACTCACGGAATTTTCTTTCATGGCTGTCTTTCTTTATCCCAGCCGCATAATAAATAATGCCTTTTGTCTTTCCTCTGCTTAATGATTCCAAACGTTGCTCAAACTCTTCATCTGGATCCTTTTTAAACAGTTCCTTTATGCGGTCTAAATGCCGTAAACCTACTTTCTGATTCCATTCCTGCATTGAAAGCGGCGAACCATCCGTATTAATTTGCCCAGTCATCCACCTCTCGGTATGACAGTAATTAACTCAATAATGTGTCGGCTCTGGAATACCCCCGGAATTACACTGAGCCACTAACAGCTCTAATTCCTGAGCGCTGTCCTGATCCCCAGATGCTTGCGCCGTGCTTAACAGACCCTCCAGACCGACACTTAGACGAAAGGCGTAATCATTCAGCGAAAACATTCGCACCTCGTCGGCAACAGCGGAAGCGGCGCGCAGGTTTTCGGCCTTGAAGTGGTATTGCTGCAACCGGTCGTTAATCAATGTGAAATATGCTTGTTTCATCCCTTTCTCCTTAAGAGTGTTGGCGCGCTTTGCGTTTGATATTGGTGCGACGGCGGTGATCGCGGATCACGGCGCGGGCAGACAGAAACGCAAGCCAGATAAGCACGACCAGCACGGCTAATGCTCCGCTGGTCAATTCAATTAGTTGCCCCGGCATGTCTGTACCTCTTCATTGAAAAATTGAGGTATGACGCCTGACTCCCGAAATTGCTGTGTTGCGGCATTCAGTTGGTGGAAAGTGGCTAATTCGTTTTCACGCAATTGCCACGCTATGGCGGTAATCATACTTAAGCCTGCAAGGGTGTTGCTGGTGATGGCTTTTTTTTCACGAGCACGGAGATTAGCTCGAAGGGATAAAACACCATTTTCCTCTATCGCACGTCGGGTTAACTCTCCCATATCAGCCATGTGTGTTCGCAGTATGGCGTTAGCTATCTGCAGGCAAGGTGATTTCATGCTGCGGCTCCCGTTTTACGTTCGATATACAACTGATCAATGAAGCCGGTGGCGAGTGCTTGAGCGTCAAGTAAACCGAAAGACTGTTCACCCAGGAATACTTCATAGCGGGCAATGGGGTTAATAGCAGTTCTTGGCCGATGAGTAATTACAAAGCCACGATAGGCAGATGAATGGCGGCTAATAATGGTTAAGGCGTGCATTGTATTTTCCCCTAACTATTGGCTATGGCATCTTTCAACATAGCAACCAAATTAACTTCAACTTTGTCACCAGCTTTAACTTTCGGGCGAATAATAATCCGACCATCACGCACCATTCCACGGCAGGTACCAAGGGGGATACCGGTCATTGCTGCATATTCTTTCAGAGAGACATAACCCGTGGGCACGGTGATATTAATGGTGACATTACCCATAATTCCCCCTTATCATTCAGCCTGAATAGCGGTGATACCACGCAAGTAAACTAGACGCGCCATACTGGAAATTGAACGAGTTTCTTTTGCTGCGAGCGCTTCTAATTCTGCACGCTCATCATCAGACAAACGCATATGGGTCGGGTTTTTTGAAGCAATTCCTTTCGGTAATCGCGAGCGTTAATCGTGTTTGACTTGTTTCATAATGGTATATTGTGATCCACTAAGTATCTGTGAGTCGTATTTTGGTATTCAAATGAATATCTGTAAAAGAATTTTTATATGCATTCAGATATTGGTGAGCGTCTTCGAGAAGAAAGAGAGCGCATTGGTCTTAGTCAAATGGCATTTGGCGAGATTGGTGGTGTTAAGAAATTGGCACAACTTAAATACGAGCAAGGGAGGCGCGCACCAGACGTTATCTACCTTGGTGCTATTTCAAAAATTGGTGCTGACGTTCAATTCATTGTTACCGGCGTTCGTTCTACGACCGCGCTGACAAATGATGAAGAAGAACTAGTCAACTATTACCGTTCTGCGCCTCTTGCAGTTAAGCAAGCTGTATTTGCCGCACTAAGCGTGAGTAATACCTCTGAACCAGAACAGTTAAGGTTACAGGTGGTACCGGTCAGCGGATCGCTGGTAGAGATTTTCACGAGAACAAAAAGTAAAGCAAGAGAGGTGTGGCATGGAGACTAATGGAGTTCGAAATAGGGCGGCTGGCCGTGATTTTCATGAGAAAAATATCACTGCGGATAATTTCATTAGTCGGGATTTTGTGAATATCGTCATCCCTACAACAGAGATAGATAATCGCTCGCTAGTACCCGCACAGCGAAAACAGTTAAATCAGCTAGTAAAAGAAATTATTGAGACTGGGCATGAAGAGGGATTTTCAATCTGGCAAAAGGTTCATGCTGAGGTTGGTGTTAGCAGCATTGAAGAAATGACAGTAAGTCACTATCAGGCTGCATATAGTTATCTTCAGGCTTTACGTGATCGTTATTGCGAGAAAGAGGCGAGCAAGTCTTTAATACATTTGCTCCTGAAAAATACCCAACAAGAATCGGAAAGACAGCAACTCATTAGATATTGTCATATTCAGTTTGGTTCGGGGTGCTTAACTGAATTAACGCGCTTGCAATTACAACCGGCTCTCTCGTGGTTGGATGAAAGACAATATTTAGAGACACCCCCTTCGACAGTGACGACCTCAGAAAAACGCCTATCGTGGCAGCAGCTATTTCGCTACTACCCGATATTTTCAGGGGGCGTATTTGCTTCGGGTTTTTTAATTGCGTTTTTAATAGTTGCCATTGGTAAGCAATAAAAGCATGTTTTTATACCATTTGAATAAGTATCTCCTCAACCATTAACAAGGATTAGTGATGAAAATAGTATTACTTGCATTCATTTTAATGTGGTCTGGTTTTGTTTCCTCAGCCGAAAATCTTGGGCTAACAATTGAAGAATTTCATGGACAACTAAATTCCGAGCTACAAGAAGCTAATAATGCCTTTGATTTCAATTTAGTCAAAAATATTAAGATAAAAAATGGTAAGACGGCAAACGTTGCTCAAATTAAGCTGAACGGTAGCAACAAAATGATTGCCACTGCGGATAAAAATTCAAAAATGGTGAAAGAATTAACCAATATCTTTATTCCTAATGGAGACCCTCTGTCAGCAGCAATAAGCTCTCTTTTCATAGATGCAACTTTAATGAAAATGTTCTCACCTGAAATTCCTGAGGATGAAAGAGAGCAGCTAATCAACGAATTAATATACGAGGTAATAAGTTCACCAGACAAAAAAGGTCAATACATTGCTGATGAAGTGACTTATAACGTAATGGGTACAAATGGTTTGGGCCTTTGGTTTATTGTGACCCCTAATAAGTAGGTAAATGATGGCTGTTCGCAAATTAACTACAGGCAAATGGATTTGTGAGTGTTATCCGAATGGACGGCGTGGTGAACGGCTTCGCAAGCAGTTTGCTACTAAAGGCGAGGTGCTCTCATTTGAGCGCCGTATGATGCAGAAAGATCAGGTTGTTGAGGCTTCGGTTGGCAATACAGTGAAACTCAGCAATTTAGTTAGCCGTTGGTATGAAATGCACGGGCAGACTTTAACATCAGGTAAAACCCGAAAGGTAAAGTTAGAGGCTATCTGCGAACGGTTGGGTGACCCACTGGTCACTGATTTTGACAAGAATGCTTTTGCTGTTTATCGGGAACAGCGGCTTAATGGCAAATGGCACGCTACCTACACCTCATGGGCTATAGGGATAGAGGAATGAACGATCCTGGGCCTTTAGTGATTCTGATGGCAGTTATATTTGATGCCATCATTTTTATACCTGCAGCGTTAATATTTTACTTCCTCGGAAGGTCAGCCAAAAAGTCTAAGACTGCAAACGTACTCAATAAGCTGGCAGTAGGATCGCTCATTATCGGCACCATATTTGCAATCGTTGTAATCGATGCATTTAGTTAG